ATTAGTTAAAGATGTTCCAATGGGCATATTCGTATTCCATTGATAAGTTTCGTACAAGAATGGCCGACCAATTAAATAATCCAACGATGGTTTAGGATAATTCAAATTAGTCGGAAATCCTGGACGAAAATTGATTTCAGTTGTAGATTGAGCGGCATCGTAAATAACAGTAGATTTTTCAACTGTGACAATAGATTCCTCTGATTGGTCTTTATTTGTTTCAGACATTTGGGCATAAAATTTTCGTATGTGTAGACTAACTGAGAAATAATGGGAACTAGGGTAGTTAGGCCTAATGCCATAGCTGTATTTATGAAGTTAATAACTCTCACCCAACATCAATGCATGTGATAAAAACGCAGTATCGTTTTCATCATCAAGATCATTAATGTTTAACGATGTGTCTCTTTTGATCTCATAACATCGTTCATAAGTAAATAAGCGCTTTGCTGGAATATGATAACCACGTTCGTTCAAAACCTGAAACTGGCGGACAAATTCCGATCTCATTTCATTAAATTTTGCTCGACCGTAATTTGAAATTTCCAATAAAGCAGCATTATAACGTTGTAATTGATCAGTCATATTTGTTGGATCACTTTCACTCCAGCGAGGAATTTCCGTGATAACATCCATTTCAATTGGAGCCATAATTTCACCATCGACTTTGACCCATTTTCTCTTCAAGAAAGTCATGTCATCAAAATCGATCATTACATCACGAATTTGTGTTTTATCGGCCGGTGTGTAAGTCATACCGTATTTTGCGAAAAACCTACGGGCATCTTCCATGGTGTGCTTTAATCCTTTCGTAAACAACACCATGTTGTCGTCACCGTAATTCCATACACTCAGATCTTTCTCAAAATTACTGAGCGAATCATTGATTTGTTCAAGATAGTACAAACGAATCATGATCTGGAAAGCCAAACCGTTAATAATTGTTGTTAAGACATTTCCGGATGGATTTCCACCAAATAATAGAAACACAATATCATCAAG